GACGTCTAGTAAGGAACGGTGGCACGTCATACAATTGAGTGAGAGTCTCAGGCATTCCGGCGAGATAATCTTTCCGATTGATCGAGTCAATAAATCCACTTACCTCATCCTTAAAGAATACGGATACTTGACCTGGACGTGCTGCTAGTGCAGTTAGGATTCCTTCGACCGAACCATCCGTAGCAATTACGATTTCCCTGTCAATATCTGCTACGAACTCCATTGCCATTTTCATGGCAGTAGTCTTGCGTGTTAGAGTTGAGTCGCCAAGAATCAATCCCCACAGGTTAGGAATGATCTTTCCGAAGTTGGTATTAAGATACAGTCCTGACGAGAGGATGGAAGAGAGCAACATCGTACAAGCTAGTTCGTGATACTCTACTACTGCGTCTGTTGCTTCTGCTGCCCAATCCTTATACTGGTCAATGACTGACGGCGGTGGATCACCCTTAACGAGAGTCGGCATCCTGAGCGGCTTAACGTCATCAAGCAGCAATATCAGATTCTTCTGCTTGATATCCGCTTTGGTGATTTCTCGCCACAGGTAACTAATCGGTCGCTTGTCCCGATCGTACTTGTTGCACTTGGCTTGTAGAGCAACCGCGAAAGTCTGCTCTTTGTTCATACCGCTTTCTAGGCACACGTTAATCAGATGCCACATAGCAGCAGACCAATCGCTAGCAGGCTCACTACCGAACAGATCAGAGAACGCTGTTTTACGTAGCTCCGGTAGATGTGCCTGGATAGTTGTCGGCACATCTGGAAGATCCATTATGTTCGGGAGTGGATCACCTTCTACTACTTGTTCTTCCGGTGTCGGCGGCGTGAATTGCTCAAAAACCGCCACAGGGAGTAACTGCTCGAACGACGAGAGAAGCTGTACCTCCGGTACTTGTGTAGCTCCATCGTCGTACTTGTAGTTGTAGGTGTATGGGACACGAAGTAGCTGCTCAATGTCCCATCCGGTCTTATCTGCTCCCTTGTCAGCATACGCATATGCAATGCGCTTACTGTAGGACTGTGCTAGCTCTGGATCAATTAACTGATCTAGCCTCCAAATGCCCTGAAAGTTCTTGAACGATGTCTTAAGCCTACACTGTGGGGGTGGTGTAACATCGCCAGGATCACACGTATCTAGGTCAGCCCATACCAACCTAGTCGGTAGTGCAAAGTCACGCTTCCGCTTAGGCTGTCTGAATAGATTGATCCCGAACCATACATTGTTGCCCTTTACCATCTTGTCCAGATACGGGCCAAGACCCTCTCTTTGCTCAGGCCAAACGAAGAACTTTTCCTGAAACTTATTCTTGTTCCCCGATGGGGCATGTGCAACGCACAAGTACCCCTCTCTTTCTTCAAAAAGATAGTCGAAGAATTGAAGTCTTAGCTCAGTTGCCGTTAGCGACATATACTTTCAGATCATCGAAAGTTGCGGGATCGTTAAGATTTAGCCAATTGCCGTCGCCATTCGGTAGAGTAAACCACACTACTGTAACTCCTGCGGATTGGAGAGCAATTGCACAATCAAGACAAGGTTTGGCGTTAACGATATTTCCGCTCTTACCGGAAATCGTAGCGACATATGCTGTCGCCCCAAACAGATTAATGTAACGCGCTCTTGCTAGTGCGTGAATTTCAGCATGAAGTGATCGCTTACTCCGTAATCTGTAGTGTGGAGTATGTGACCAGCCATTACTAAGAATTTGAGAAAGGCTACGATCAACAATAATGCAGCCAGTTTTGTGTGTACGAATAGTGCTTCTAGATGCTACTTTGATAGCTTCGGTAATATGATTCAAGTTGCCCCTTTAGGTGCCAAAGGGAAGGGCACCGCAGTACCCTTCCCTTCAAGCACAGTTGCTCTCTTTACTTAGAGCAGGCCACCAGCAGGCTGTGCAGCTTCGGAAATGGACTTGTAGCCCTTAACGACGTTCTCCATTTCCTTATCCTCTGGCTTCGTGTTGTACTTCGGCTTCTGACCAACCGTAACACGAACAGGCTCACCAACAAGGTTCTCTAGAGCCTCACCAAGATTGAACTTCTTGGTCTTGACTTCCGACTCTTCCAGACCCATTGCGACTAGCCAACGAACTAGTGCGCCTGTCATCTTTGCTGCCTTCTCCTTATCGTAATCCGCAGGCGGAATTACGAACTGATCGAAGAAGCGACGATTCTCGAATTCCGGCTCAATTACCTTAAACTGCAAGGCGAGCATCGGAGTACCTTCGGGCATCTTCTTAGGCGTACCATCGTCGTTAGTACCGCCCTTGGTTGCGCGCCACTCATAGCTGAATAGCTCACAGTCGTACGTACCAGACTCTAGCGGAGTAAAGCCACTAGTGTCTGCACCACTAAGATCCAGTGCGCCACCGAAACCTTCAAGATTTACGTCGGACAACTCTGCTCTCCTTATTTAGCGGAGTGGATGATATCCCACAACATAGGTAGTGTGGGATTGTCTACTAGACCGCCTAGTGAATCTGTACGGTCTTTCGCGCTCACGCGCTTGGTCTTTACTGTCTGTATCTGATTGACAAACTCTCCTTTGTCGGTGTCAGCCGTCATATAGCCAACAATGTCGATAAAGCCCGCAATCTCGTGACGTAGCTTACCTGTGAATTGTGGGAAGAAGATCATAGCGTTAGAGTTATCTCGCGCATCCCCGCTGTGGCAACAGAACACTACATTGCAGGGAAGGTCACGATATGCTCTAACGATCTCTCTTACTCGCTCTCCGTTGATAAGATACTCACGCTGAGAAGGTACGTACTCATTCTGATTCGGGTTTCGTGCGTTAGCCTCTTTTGCAATCTCCCGCATATCTAGCTTGGCTAGCTCCGAGAGCGTGTCAATCACTACAGTTTTGAAAGGTAGTGCTGGTTCTTTTGATTCCCAATCTACCGCCTTATACAAGGTGTTGTAAATCTCTCGCGCTTCGCCCATCGACCTAACCTGACGCACATCTAGGTCTTTGTTCTTGCGTAGTGTAACGATGCCGCCGTCTACGTCAAGATAGAGTACAGGCTTTAGAGCCTCATGCTCCAACGCTGTACCTGCAAAGCGTGTTTTACCAACACCCGGTTCTCCGTAGACTAGCAAGTTGATCCACCTGATTGATTTCTCCGGTGGTTCTACGTTCAACGTCCTACGGAGTTCTTCTACTGTGACTGTTGGGATTCGTCCTCACCCCCTTCTGTATCGAGTTGTGTATTACGAAGTACGGCAAGAAAAAGTCCCATAATAACTAGAACTGCATCAAGACGAGTACCACCTGCTTCTCTAGCTCCGAGATAAACTCGGTAGTACAGCGTACCGATGTCGATTTGATCTTGCTTCTCTTCGATATTACTAAGCGGGTCTACCATGTTTCCTTCTTTTATGTAGAGAACGCTTCTTGAATGCTCGTTCACTATCCGTACGCTGTCTCTCTGCTTCAATCTCGACAGGTCTGAACTGAAAGGGCCAACTAGAAGGTTCAGCAGTACTAGTCAGTTGCCTGCGTTTGTCCAAATCTTGTGGATCGTAGCCTTCACGCGCTCCGTGATATTTCATAGCCACTTCCATGCTGCAACGAGAATTACTAGCCCGAAAATGATTTGCCACCACATATTCTCAAACTCTTTAGCTGTTAGTGCAACAATCATTTCATCAACCTCAGAAAACGCCATAGCTTCCAAATCTTAGGCTCAGGCATTGGAATAGCCTCTGACCAACTTCCATCTGGGTTCTGCTGTTCATTCATCGTTCTACTCCTAGGTTCAAAAGCAGTTCATTCATCTTCTTCAAGCAGTGCATGAAACAGTACGGTACTCCTGACAGTTTGCAGTAAGTCGGACTACTGCACCCTCTAGACGCACAGCGGAATACTTTGTCATACCACCGCAAAGGACCGAATTGCTCAGGTGCAGGTAGCCAGTTGGGACCGTCTGCAATGATTGTGCCAAGTTGTTCCTCATCTACTACTCTGAATAGTTCACTCATCAGGGCTTCCCTCAGCCCATTCTCTAAGATCGTCCATTCTCTTATCGGTGTTCATGCGCTCTGCTTCAACAAGGTAAGATGGAGTATCTGCGCGCATTTCCTCAACAATGGCCTCTAGTGCCTTGTGCTGTAACCGAAAGCCCTCTTGGATGATTTCAAAAACCTCGGTATTCATGCGATTCTCAGCAAGCGCAATGGATCTTGCTTTACTAGCACTACGTTCAGACCTTCATCATTCATTCCTTCGCAACATACTCTGGCGTGAATGTCATTGCTAAAATCTGCTGTCCAAATTCCGTTCCTGCCCCGCGTAATTTGTACCTGAATATTCTCTTCCTCGGCATATCTGATTACATGGTGCATCTGTTCAGTTGTCATTGACGTAGACACCAGTTACGAGCAACTGTACCAGTAGTTCGACAACTTTCTCTACGGGAGAACCTTTCTCATACTGTCGAATGGCAAGTAGAGAACCCTCCTTATTACAAAGATCAATCTCGCCACCCTTACCGTTGCTGTACCGATTAATCTCAAGAATACGCATAACATCAACTTCGACAGTCTTGTTCCGCAATTCTTGTTCTGTTGTATCTGCCATGCTTATCTCCCTCTGTTCGTTTCGTAGCCGTCGGCCAACATGTAGACGAAGTCTGAACCATCATCGGCTGCTAGACAAGGCGCTCTAAACTGACAACGTGTACAAGTGTAGTTACCTGACGGTGTTGGATAAATCTTCAAGTTGGGATCAAGCATTTCCTGAGCAACCATCGTGTAGTGCATTCGACTAGCTGCTACCTGTGCCTGATTGTAAGTAACTGACTTGCGCTGGATGAAGTTGTTGTCACCCATTTGCACCAGCCAGTTGTAGTAGCTCTGCATCTTTGCATTACTGTCGAAAATCTCACGGATGCCCGCCTCGTCAATATAGGCAGCAAACATTTCCGCTGTGGTGCTTTCCTCCTGTCTATTCAACGATGGCATTAGACCATCCTTCAAGACTGTGGGGGGTTTGGGATAAACCTTCCGCAGTACGTTGTAGATCACACGATCAATCCTAGTGTAAGGAAGATCGTATACCTCAGCTTCGTACTGCGATGCCCAGAAGTACGTTAGCACCTGTTCATCCATTTCCAGCTTAGTGAAGTAATCGTCACCAATGACAGAGGCGGTCTTGTGATCCATAAGACCGAATCGTTCCGTATCTGGATTGTAGAGGATAGCGTCTCTAGTACCTCTAGCATGGACTTCTAGCTTCTTGCCATAGTTTGGACTATCTGTCCTATGGTCAATAGCCTCAAAGCCTAGCGGAACACTGAACTTAGATTCAGCAGCTACAACTACGAAATGATCGTTGCGTTCTGCGTAGTCCTTATAGAAGGTCATCATCCCGATGCCAAGGTCTAGATGCTGCTCAAATTCCTCATGTACGGGATCAGGATGAATGTCTCTTAAACCGCGAACACGCCACGTATTGCCATACACACCATCTGGGTACGGCTTACCATTTTCGTCTACAGGGATAGGATCGTTGTCGTAACTGCGCTCTAGCCATTCTTCTGTAACGATGCCACCGTTCCACTGATACTCATACCATGTGCGAAAAGCCTCCACAGGGTCAAGTGGAAGAATTGGGTGGTAGTAGCTCTCCAATGCGTAATGAATACCTGTACCGAACCATAGCGGCATACTGACACCATTGATGTCTACGCGCCGACGAAGGTTAGTTCGTGCAGGACTTGACCAATCCCAATATCTACGACACCGCTTGAAACTGGCGACGTCGGATGCGTGGATTGGGATAACATCCCATTTGGTCGGGATATCGGCTTTGGGCAGGGTTGGGGTACTCATGGCTACCCTGCCCTACGTGCGTTGTGCGTCAATTTGTGCCTCCTGCCCATAGTGTCGCTTTGGACTTTATGGGGAGTACGAGAGGGTGAACGGGCAGCCTAGCAGGTTTTCTACCTGCTGTCAAGCCCCTATGCTATTCTTCTGCATAGTGCTGGATTGGTGGCTCTGGGATTTTCCGGCCTTCCCTCGTATTTGGAAAAACGTCCAGGTCGGAAATTAGGTACGTGAGATTCATAGCCTGTAGAAGTCTGTCTGCTGTTTGCAGTGTCACAAACCTCTTTTC